AATATTACCCGAAGCACTGATTACGCCTGTTACATATTCACCTGTTGCGGCAAATGTAGCAACACTGGTACCAGCCGCACCCACAGTAACGTTGCCCGAAGCGGCTGCTACCACATTGGATGTGCCGTTCACAATTGATGTTGGTGTTCCGCCACCGGATATACCTGTCAGCAAACTACCGTTACCAATAAAGAAGTTACCTGAAATATTGGCAGAGGTTGTGACATTGCCTTGCAGTGCTGCCAAGTTGCCTGTGTATGTTGGTAAGTAGGCTGCTACGTTGGCGTTTGAATAATTGCCTGCTGGCAAGTTTGTGAGTTGGCTACCGTCACCTTTGATAAACGCACCAGACACATTGGCTGTGGTGGTAACATTCCCAGTCATAGCAGTCATTGCACCTGTGTAGGTTGGCAAGTAGGTTTCTACGTTGGCGTTGCTATAGTTTGCTGTGATGCCTGATAATTGGCTACCATTGCCAAGGAAGAATCCTGCTGTGACGTTGCCTGTAGTTAATATAGGATTGCTACCAAATGCTGCCAAATTGGCTGCTACGTTGGCGTTGCCGTAAGAAGTAAGTGTGCCAGATCCAGTAATAACTGTTTGTTGACCTGACTCATTGGTCATTATGATTGAAGTTGCGTTGGCGCTGATTGAAGCATTGCCAAGGAAGATAGTACCATTGGCTAGGAACAAGTCATTGAACGCATTGGTTGCACTACCAATGTTCTTTAATACGTTACCAGCAGGCAACAAGTTACCTGAAATTGTTAAATCTGTACTGGAGAATACTGCTACGTTGCCCACACCTGCAACTTGGACTGTGACATTGGCACCTGATCCGCTGATACTAACATTGGATGTGCCATTGGTAATTGCGGCACCGCCGGATGCCACAATGCCAGTAAGGGCTGCACCGTTACCAACGAAATATGTGGCTATAACATTTCCAGCCGATTGGATATTACCCGATGCGCTTATGCCTGTGGTGCCGTCTAGTTCGATTGCCATTTATTCAGTCCTTTAATTCTATATTTATGGTACCACATTGAATACCGATGTACCAGGTACAGTAATTGACCTACCACTAGGTATGGTCAACGGGCTAACCATCAGTGCAGATACATTGGCTTGTACTGTGATGTTGCCTGAGAGTGTGCGTGGAGTGGCTATTATGCCATTAACAAAAAGAGAAGTCGGGCTCACAGTAACCACGTTACCGGTGCCATTGATACCAATAGTCACATTGCCATTGGCTGTGGTGATTGCCACATTGGATGTGCCGTTGACAATGGCTTGTCCATTGCCCGAACCACCAGATATGCCTGTTAAGAATGCGCCGTTACCATAATAGTAACCAGCATACACTGTGTCAAATCGTAGTGCGGCACTGCCCAGATCATATACATTGTCAATGCTGGGTAACACAGCGGCATTGGCTTGTATTACTCCAATGCCGTTGGGCTTGAGTACTATGTTGCCGTTGAGAGCGGTATTGGTTATAACATTGCCCGAAATAGCAATGTTGCTGCCAACAGGTCCAGCAGTGTAAATCTCCGTAAAATTTGAGTTTACAGCCGTAAACGCATTACGCAGTGATTCACCTGTTCCATCGTTGGCTGCGGCGCCAACGTCAATTATCTGTTGCGACATGAATAATCCATTCCTCTGGTTGTATTTACCAAAGAGATAGATCTATGATTTGAGCAAAAATACGGTTGTTGATACCGTTAGATTAGATTCTGCCCACTACCACTTCGATTGTACCAGATTCGCCACTGAAGTTTTCGAGGGCTTTGCCAATCACTGCACCAGTTTTGGGATCTGCTTCTGATCTGGCAGCACCATTGCCTGCTGATACCATCATGTCACCTTTACGTACAGGGCCTTGCACACGGCACGCCACACGACCTTGCAGTGCAACCACTGCCACGTGTTCAGCATCTAATCCAGCATTCATCAAGTAGCTGGGATTGGTACTAACTACTCCAGCAACTCTGCGATCTGAATCCCAAGCACTTAGTGTAATTTCATTATTTCCACCAAATGATACCACTGTGCCTGGCACATAGTCAGCGTCGGCTGTGTATTTCTCAGCCAAGTCAGCGTAAAGTGCTGTGGTAGCTGTGGCAAACAATCGATTAAAGTAGCCTGTTGAGCTACCAATATTGCCAACTCCGTTGGCTGCACCGTTCACAATAGCAATTGCTGTGTTGCCAGTATTGACCAGTAGCACACCAGCTGTGTTAACGTTGCCACCTGTGATGTTGCCAGTGACGCTAACTGATCCGCCTGTTCGAGTTGTGGCGTTGGAAATGCCTGCGGTAAAGATGTTGCCGCCAGTAATGTTACCAGCTGCACTAACAATACCCACGCTGTAAAGATTACTACCGTTAATATTGCTACCTGAAACGTTACTACCTGCTGTGATGTTGCCAGTTGCTGATACTAGGCCGCCTGTAATAATATTGCCACCAGTAATGTTAGCAGTGACATTAACAGTAGATCCAGTAAACGTAGTAGAACTAACATTGGCCACACCCAAGATGTTGCCACCTTGAATGTTACCAACTACAGAAATTTCTCCTGGAGAAAATAAGTTGCCACCTGTGATGTTGCCAATCACACTAACTGTTGATCCAGTGTGTGTAATGGCATTGACATTAGCACCACCCAAGATGTTGGCACCTTGAATGTTACCAGATGATGATATGCCTGCGCCACCAGCACTGACAGCACCAGCTGTGATAACATTGCCACCAGTTACATTGCCCGTAGCAGTGACCAGGCCTGCAGTACCAAAATTTCCGCCTGTGATGTTGCCTGTGACTGCTAATGAGGTTAGTGTTCCTAAACTGGTAATGTTGCCTTGTGCCGCATTGGTCACTGTGGCAGCTGTACCAGCACTACCTGTAATGCTGATTGTGTAGCTGCCGCTTAGTCGATCACTGGCCACTGTACCCGATGTTAGAGCATTGGCATTGATATTGGTAGTAATCAATGTGCCAACATTGGCAATGCCTGTGGTAAAGATATTGCCAGCATTGATGTTACCAACTGCGCTGACATTTCCTGAAGCATTGACATTACTACCAGACACGTTGCCTGTGGCAGAGATTAAGCCTGATATTAATTGGCCACCAGTGTAAACGGTCAATACGCTTACACCATTTACAACACCATCAATATTTGCGCCAGATGTAGCGATGGATAAAACTGTTGGCCCGTTATTGATTTGATCAGGTGCGGCAGCGGCTCCAATACCAGTCATAAAGCTGGCATTACCATAAACATATCCGGCGCCAGCCGCTCCAGCAAATAGATTTCCACCAAACACATTACCTATTGCGCTGATATTACCAACAGCACTAACTGCTCCACCAGTGATTATGTTGCCGCCTGTGATGTTGCCTGTGGCAGTCATTAGGCCTGCAGTTACAACATTACCGCCAACAACGTTTCCAACTGAGCTCACCAATCCAAGTGAATTAACATTGCCGCCAATCACATTGCCTTGAATTGATCCAAAGCCAACTATAGTTAAATCACCTGTGGCTGAAATGGCTGCATCACTGAGCAAGTTACCACCACGCACGTTTCCTGTAGTTGATATAGCACCATTGGCTGTAACACTGCTTGTGGTAATGTTATTGCCTGTAATGTTGCCGGTCACTGTGAGCAATCCACCAGTAATCAAGTTTGCACCAGTGACATTGCCTGTAGCACTCAAAATGGCTGTGTTGATATTGCCGCCGGTGATGTTGCCTACAGCAGTTATGGTAGTGCTGACATAAACGTTACCTGCTACTGCTAAATTTGAATTTGGATCAGTGTTAGCAATACCAACATTACCAGTTGTTAATACAACAACTTTGGCAGAAAGTCCAACGTTGCCCGGATTGGTTAAAATATGAACATCAGTGTTACCACTTGTTCCACTTGAAATTGCCCTGATAGACGAGGACACTCTTGGCACGTCTGAAGTATACCATTCTACTGATCCTATTACTTGTCCGTTGCCAGGTATACTAGTATCAGTGTCTAAGAATGTCAATGTAGGAGTTGACACACCTGAATCTTTTGTTACAACCAAATTGCCATTAGAAATTAAATTACCACCAGTGATGTTGCCACTGGCACTTAAACTTGCTAAACTAAACGATCCTGTCAAGGACAAATTACCAGCTGCAATATTACCAGCAACATTTAATCCAGTAGTTGTAAACACTGCCACATTACTAGCGCCGCCAATTGTGACGTTGGCATTTCCGTTGGGGGTTTGGATTTCAAATGACGATGTACCATTGAATAACTTGTCACCTGAAATGTTACCTGATAGCGTAGCGTTTCCGCTAACTGACAAATTACCATTGATAAAAACGGTAGCGGCATTGGCAACCGGGCCTGCAAAGGTCACAAGACCATTTGAATCAAGAGTTTGAATTGTATAATCGCCGCTGACACGCTTGTAGGTAGACATTTAGAGTTCCTTTGTGTTATTTATGCGGTTTAAGAAGTCTGCTATATCCATGGTTCGGAAGTTTTTAACAGCATCAAACTCAGGAATAGCGGCTGTAGTACCTGCCATCACACGCACAAATGCTATTTTAGGAAAGTCTTTCATGACTGTAGTTAACTGTCGCACCCAGTTGCCAGTAAATGTAGGAGGTGCTGAACTTTTTTTGTAAAACTCTGTGTCAGCATACACATTGTTAAATTTGGTATGAACTGGACCCATATCAAACCCAATCAAGTAAACAATCACAGCATTGTCAAAGGCAGCGATACTGGCTGCTATTGGGCCCGAACTGTAGCCGTAGTATTTTTGTGGCACAGGCAGTGCGCCTGATCCTGGAGTGGGTTTGCGAGTGTAAAATTTGTGTTCTAGTGCATAGCCCGAATCTTGTATGCGCTCGCTGATGGGGCGATCTGTGCTGACTAGTACTGTGGGTTTGAAGTCTCTATACAAGGCATTACACCCGTAAATAGGACCAAAATGTTTTAAATTTTCTAAATCTACCTGTTGTCGACTTACACCGTTGCCCAATACAAATGCTCTGCTCATAAAAAAATCCCCCCAGTAATTAGCTGAAGGGATCCTGGGGTTAAATCAATTAAGAAGTAACGTTGTCAACAATCACAAGGTCAACCAAGTTCTGTTGTCCAGAAACGTTGGCGCCACCTGTGGTACCAGACTTGATAGCTGTACCTTCGTCTGTGAAGAAGTTGGCAATATAACGAACATCGTTAACAACTTCAGTGGCTGCATAAGTTGAACCACCAGTCCAGTCAAGCACAAACTTGTTAGTGAGCTTGCTGATTGGGGTAGCAGTAGAGTCGTTGTTGGTGTAGGTAATGGCCATTAAACCAGCTGCCGGAGTAACGTCATTGTCAAGTACACACACGCCAACTGGATATGCTGTGCCTGTTGTGCCTGCGCCAGCGGCTGCTGTGGCAGTGAAAATTTGACCCACAGCAACGTTGTTACCGCCACCAATTGTGCTCCATGGTGTATCGCCCACAGCCACGATTTGATATGCCTGACCAATCACAAAGTTAGCAGGATCAATGGCAGCATTAGAATCGCCAACTAGATACTTGTGTGAACCTTTTTGACGGATAATGTAACCAGCGTGTACACCTAGGCCAGAACCAGATGGTGCGGCAATGTTTACAATCACATCAACACGTGGATTTGTTGTGCTGGGTGTGTCAGTCGGGGCTGCGCCGCCAACAACACCGTAGTATTGAGCGTCAGTCATGTTGCCAACTGAGTTTTTAACTGGATCAGTTACACTACCAAAGTTAGGAAAACCAAGATCGACACCAACACTGGCGCCACCGTTACCAGAACCGGTAGATAATTTTTGTATTTTAAGAGGACGTCCCATTTGTTTTCTCCTTATAGAAGCCCGATGCGGGTTCTAGCCGCTACGCTGTGGGTATTAATCTCAGCATAAAACACCGTATTGTGTTGACAAGTATTTATAGAAAATGTAAAATAGTACCATACTGGAGTGTAAATACCCGATGGATATCAATCAACTTATAGAGCAAGGCAATCAATACCGTGCCAACAACCAGCCTGAGGCTGCACTGCAATGCTATGCTGAGGCAATGCGTCAAGATCGTCAAAGTGCTGCCGCCTTCAACAACTACGGCAATGTGCTACGCGAAGTGGGCGAACCAGAGGGTGCAATACCATTTTTAACTAGAGCCATACAGCTAGATCCCAACAACATTACAGCACAGTTTAACCTTGCTGTGGCACACTTGTTGAGTGGCAACTATGCGCAAGGATGGCCTGCGTACGAAGTGCGATTTAACTACGAACACTTGGCTGGTACATTTCCAAAATTTACACAGCCTCGATGGACTGGTCAAGATCTCAAGGGAAAAACTATTCTTGTAATAGGCGAGCAAGGACATGGAGACAACATTCAATTTGTGCGGTTCTTGTACAACTTGCACGTGATGGGCGCAGAAATTATTCTGCAGGTCACAGACGGGCTTGTACCAATGCTGAGTGGCAGTCCTATAATCAAACGTGTATCAGGCTACGACTACTCAGTGTCAGACTTTGACTACTGGGTGCCTATCATGAGCATCCCAGGTATCCTGGGTATTACACTACAGAACTTGCCTAGTCCAATAAATTATCTAAATGCTGATGCTGGATTGCAACAACAATGGTTACAAAAACTAGGTCCAAAAAAACGCATGCGTGTGGGATTTAGCTGGAGCGGCCGTAGAGATGCATGGTTAAACCGCCACAAGGGCATGCCGTTTGAAGACATGCTAAAAATGATTCAGGCCAATCCACAGTATGAATGGATTAACTTGCAAATAGATGCAACTGATGAAGAGACTGCAACCTTGGAGTCTGCTGGTGTCACAATGTATCCAGGCAGTATTCAAAGTTTTGCCGACACAGCCGCATTGATAGTAAATCTTGATGTGGTGGTCAGTGTAGATACTGCCATTGCTCACTTGGCAGGAGCACTGGGTCGTCCCACATGGATCATGCTCAACTGGTTTGCTGTGGACTGGCGATGGTTGTTGAATCGTGACTCTAGTCCGTGGTATTCAACTGCACGATTGTTTCGTCAACCAGTCATGG